CGATATCAGAATAATTTGACATTGCCTTATAAAAACTCGTTTGCAGGTATAGTGGCAGTGGACAAAAACAATCAAGAAGAATTAGATGCGTTTATGTTTAGGCAAAAGCAGCTTCGAGGTCCAGTATGACCACAGCGACAGAATTGCCACGATTGGTAGCAAGTTTTACTTTTTACAATGAACCTCTAGAATGTCTAAAATAGCAATCACCGGACACAGTGCCGGCATAGGTCAGGCACTGGCAAAAATATACGAGTCACAAGGACACCAGATTGTGGGCCTTAGTCGTCGTAACGGCTATAACATTAGAAGTATTCCTAAATTGGTAGCAGCAATTGAGCCTTGTGATGTTTTCATCAATAATGCACAGGTGGGATTCGCTCAAACAGAACTGTTGTTTGAAGTATATAAAACATGGAAAGGACAAACTGGTAAAACAATTGTCAATATCAGTACCATGCTAACATCTGCTCCGGTAAGTTCGTTGCCTGGCTTAGAAATGACTGCCTACTATGTGCAAAAGCGAGCACTAGAAGAAGCCGTCAGTCAACTCAGGCATTTACAAGATTGGCCTAAATTGTGTTTAGTCAAACCCGGTGGTGTTGCTACCCAACCTGGGCTAACCAGCCCATGGCTTTATGCAGATGTAGATAGCTGGGCAGCACGTTTGATTGACATACTTGACTCGGGTCCAGACCTGTCAGTGGAAGAAATTGGCTTAGGTGTTAACTACCCGTGAACAGCAAAGACTATCTAACCAATCGAGCTTTTTGTCCCATGCCTTGGTCTGGCTTGATGTACAATTTTGACGGCAATGTTAAAAATTGTATTCGTAGTTCGTCGGCTATTGGTAACATACGAAACTCGTCTATGGAACAAATAGTTAACGGTATACAGAATGTACAAACCAAAACTGACATGCTTGCTGGCCGTCCCGGATCTCGCTGCCATCCTTGTTACAATTTAGAGCAAGAAAAAAATAAATTTGACATTATTAGCGATAGAGTCTTTTATCTCAAAGAACTAAAAACAGTACCGCTTGATCTTTACAGCCAACCAACACAGTTTGATTTACATACTGTTGATGTACGTTGGACTAACTTGTGCAATTTCGCCTGCGTCTATTGCGGTCCAGAATTTAGTAGTAAATGGGAAAACGAACTGGAGTTTCCGATCGCTAGGCCCGGTGATGACAAAAAAGAAAAATTTAAAAATTACATTTTTGAACATGCGGCACAGTTGAAACATGTGTACCTGGCCGGCGGCGAACCTTTGCTGATGAAAGAGAATTTGGAATTTTTACAATTACTCAAAAAAACAAACCCCACAGTTAACCTGCGTATCAACACCAATCTAAGTAAGGTAGACACCGGTATATTTGATCTGGTGTGTGAATTCAAAAATGTGCATTGGATAGTAAGTGTCGAAACTGTAGAGCAAGAATACGAATACATTCGTTATGGCGGAACCTGGCAAGATTTTGTTGACAATCTTCATACTATAAATCATTTGGGTAACAAGATTTCGTTTAACATGTTGCATTTTTTGTTAAATTACAAATCAATATTTACTTGTGTGGATTACCTGAAAGATTTTGGATTCCATAACAACAGTTTTGTTATTGGATCTTTGTTGACCCCTGAGTATCTAAATATTAGACACTTGCCCGAACACGTGATAACAGATTTAAAAAAACAATTGGCCGATAGAATCAACACACAGCCCGGTTTTCTATTGGAAAACGGATATCGTAACATATTACAATATGTAGACATTCCTATGGTCAAGAATTTACAAAATTCCATGGCTCAACTGAAACTGCTTGACGCAAAACGAAATCTAGACAGCAGCAAAATATTCAAGGATCTGTATGCTATTCAATAAACTGCGATTGTTCTTGGAAAAAAAATACAATTGTGAATGCTTTGTAAATTTAGACAGCTATCTTACACGGCCAATAACACAGATGTATATAGAGTTGAGCGCAATCAAAAAAGATAATTATACAGTCAATGATAGACTATTTTTTTACTCGCTGGCACCAACTAACAAAGACTTAGTTTTCCACTTACAAAAAACAATCACAGCATTAGATATACCTAATTACTTTGTACAAATTATATCTAATCAAACAGATATGGTACAACTGCTAACACAAGCCCGGCGCCAATATGTACCAGATCAAGATCCTATCACAGTGGTATCTTGCACTGATGAATCAATAGCACAGCCTGCACAGAGTACAAATTTTAACATCCCGGACACAATTTGTGTAAATCCCTGGATCAATTTGTTTTTGAATACAGACGGATCTGCCAACCCCTGTTGCATATATTCAGATCGTACTCAGCAGTTAAACATTAACACGCAGTCTTTTGATGAAATAATGAATTCACAACCGCTTAAGGATCTGCGTAAACAATTGCTTGAGGGTGAGAAAGCAGCTGGATGTCGTATTTGCTGGGACGAAGAAGTATACAACAAACAAAGCAAACGTCTACGAGACAACTATGTATTCAAAGATGCGCTTGGTATGATTGATTGGAATCAAATTGACAATCTAGCTCTACAATCTTTAGATATCAAACTGGGCAATATTTGTAACTTGGCCTGCAGAATCTGTTCGCCAGATCAAAGTACAACAGTAAACAATCAGGTAAAAAATAACGTACAACTACAATCGTTTTACAAACCCATTAATCTAAATACCAATTGGGTACAAAATAGTAACTCAACATTTTGGAATGATATGAAGTCAGCTAAAGACTCATTGACATATGTTCAATTTGAAGGCGGGGAGCCTTTGTTGGTCAAACGGCATTTTGAGATTCTGAAATTTTATGTGGCAGAAAATACAGCCAAGAATGTGCATTTGCATTACAATACAAATGGCACTATTTTTCTAGTAGATAGAATACCGTTGTGGAATCAGTTCAAACACGTGGAGTTTACTCTCAGTATTGACAATCTAGGGAAAAAATTTGAGTATGAAAGATACGGAGCATCTTGGGATGCAGTCTGTGCCAACATACTCAAGTATGCTAAATTAGACAGATCAAAATACACAATAAATGTGTCGTGTACGCTGTCAGCATTAAACTTGGCCGATGCTTATGATCTTTATGTTTTTTTTAAAAATCTTGACATTCCAGTCAATTATAATATTTTAAATCAGCCGGCCGATATGAGTATCAATGTTTTGACACAGGATGCAAAAAAGTATATACTTTCTAAGATTGGCAATACTGAAGATTCTGAATTCAGCAACAAAATTGATCCGGTAATTAAGCAATTATTTAACAATAATAATAATTTATTAGACAGATTCATTGATAGGGCTCGAGTAGTTGATGAATCAAGGCAACAAAAATTTAGTGATGTATATCCTGAATTATATAATTTTTTAAGGAAACAATAATCATGGCTAAACCATTTGACGTAAGCAAATTTCGTAAAAGTATTACAAAAAGTATTGACGGTATCAGCGTTGGATTCAACGACCCAACAGACTGGATCAGCACAAACAATTACGCTCTTAACTATCTTATTAGCGGGGATTTTAATAAGGGTATTCCAATGGGTAAGGTTACTGTGTTTGCTGGAGAGTCTGGTGCAGGCAAAAGCTTCATCTGCTCAGGAAATCTGGTTAAGAACGCACAACAACAAGGTATATATGTTATTCTTATCGATAGTGAAAACGCACTCGACGAGGCCTGGCTTCACGCACTCGGCGTTGATACAAGTGAGGATAAGCTCCTTAAACTCAATATGGCTATGATTGATGATGTGGCCAAAATGATTACAGAGTTTGTTAAAGAGTACAAAACACTGCCCGAGGACCAGCGCCCCAAAGTTTTAATCGTATTAGACAGTTTAGGTATGTTGCTAACACCAACTGATGTAAACCAGTTCGAAGCCGGCGATCTCAAAGGTGACATGGGTCGTAAGCCCAAAGCACTAACAGCACTTGTTCGTAACTGTGTAAACATGTTTGGTAGTTTAAACATTGGACTTGTTGCTACAAACCATACATATGCAAGTCAGGACATGTTTGATCCAGATGACAAGATCTCGGGTGGACAAGGCTTTATCTATGCATCAAGTATTGTTGTTGCAATGAGGAAACTCAAACTTAAAGAAGACGAAGATGGCAACAAAATTAGCGAAGTCAAAGGTATCCGCGCTGCCTGTAAGATTATGAAAACACGTTATGCTAAACCATTTGAGAGTGTTCAAGTTAAAATTCCTTATGAGTCCGGTATGAATCCTTATAGCGGTCTAGTAGACATGTTTGAAGGCAAAGGTTTGTTGCAGAAAGAAGGTAACAGTCTTAAATACACGCTAGCAGATGGAACCGTTATCAAGCAATTCCGCAAAGCGTGGGAACGCAATGAAGATGGATCACTTGATAAAGTTATGATAGATTACACAATGAATCCTCATAAAATTGTTATTAATGAACAAGAATAAAAATTACGTTGCAGTAAGTACAGATAATCCTATAATCAGAGTTGAACCATATTTCAAAAGTTTTATTGTTCATTGGTTAATAGGAACTAGATGCAACTACAATTGTAGTTATTGTCCGGATATGTGGCACAGTTATACTACACCAGACAAGTCACTAAGTGATTTACAGATTGCTTGGAAAAGAATCATTGAAATAAATCATACGACCTTAAAAAAATATGAGATAGTATTTTTAGGAGGAGAAAACACCTTAAATAAAAATTTTCTTCCGTTTTTAAGTTGGCTGCATAACGAGTATAAAGATTTAATAGCAAACATGGGATTTATAACAAATGGAACAGCCACGATAAAATTTTATACCGAAGCAATTAATTACTGCGACTGGATAACTTTTTCTACACATAGCGAATTTATCAATGAGGATAAATTTTTCCGTGTTGTTACTAAAATAAACGAATTATCAAAAAATACAAATTGTAGCATAAAAGTTAACATTATGAACGAACCTTGGCATCAGGAAAGAATTAAGAAATATAAAAATTATCTTGATATAATGAATATAGATAATTATATGCATCCAATTTATGACTTTAAAGAAGGTAAATCGCCATTGCCTGTCCAAACACAAAAGATAGATTTTTTTCATGATAAATTTATACAAAAATGAACACTGTAACGCAATAGTGTTTTTAAAAAACGGTAGTTCAATCGAAGTATCAACTGATCAAATTCATTCAAAACATTTGCATCACTGGAAAGATTGGTATTGTAATGTTGGAGTAGACAGTATTTTTATTGACAATGACTTTACTGTTTATGCTGGAAATTGCCGCAATGATAGATTGGGTAATCTACATGATAAAAATTTTTCATTGTTTAAAAAAGCTATGAAATGCAAACAAGAAACATGCACTTCTTGTGCATCTGATTTATTTTCTACAAAATTTAAGGAAACAGTCAAATGAGTATTGATGTTGAGGTATTAATTGAATCTTATATTACACTTAAAGAATATATTCCTGCTAAAGAACGACAAGCCGCTGCTGATAATCTTGTGAGCATGCTAGTTGACAATCTTAGTGACAAAGAGCTTAAAGAATTTAGCGGTGCAGATAGCTTTGTGAAAAGAGCCATGGATGAATATTTAGATGACGATGATTACGAACTTGATGAAGAATGAATGTCAAACAAAGAAAAATATTTTCCCATTCACACAGACACAGCATGTAAATTAAAGTGGACATGGTCCGCTCTTTATTTGGATAGAGCCAAATCTGCTACTTGTCATAGAACAGCCTACTATCCGTTGACTGTTGAAAATTTTTCCAATTTTCATAACAATCCATTAGTTATCAGTGACAGGCAGAATATGCTACAAGGCCGTTGGCCTGACGAAAGCTGCAGATATTGTAAAAATATTGAGGATAGTGGCGGAGTAAGCGATAGATTGCATATGCTCAGTCAACCTGGTTTAATTCCTACTGAACTTGATACTGATCCTGTCGCTATTCATGTTACTCCTAGAGTACTTGAAATTTTTATTAATAACGTATGTAATTTATCATGTGTTTATTGTAAAGGTGATTTAAGTAGTCGAATAAATCAAGAAAATAAAAAATTTGGAAAATTTGAAAAGAATGGAGTATTACTTGAAGAAATTCCTATCAGCAACTCTAACAATTTAATATCTTCTTCGCTTTCTTGGCTTGATACTAATTATCAGCAGCTGGAAAGATTGCATTTTTTAGGCGGTGAGCCTCTAGTACAAAAAGAATTAGATTTATTTTTAGAATTTTTACAAAAGAATAAAAATTCCAAATTAGAAGTAAATATCATAACAAATTTAATGGTAAGTGAGTCTAGATTAAAAAAATGTATTCAAATCTTTCAACAACTAATAATAGAAAAGCGAATTAAACGACTGGATATTACCTGTAGTATTGACAGTTGGGGCAATGAACAAGAATTTGTTCGATATGGGTTAAATTTAAAAACATGGGAAAGAAATTTTAATTTATTGTTAGAAATACCGTGGTTGGTTCTGCACATAAATCAGACAATTACAAATTTAACTATTAAACAAATGCCAACACTAATAAAAAAATTAATTGAATGGCGAAATAAAAAAAATGTAGGACACTGTTTTTCGACTGTTACTCCTGGCCCCAGTTACATGATTCCGTCAATTTTAGGCTCAAAAGAATTTGCAGAAGACTTTGAAAAAATATTAAAATTAATGCCACGTAACACCAGCGAAGACGAAATAAAATTTGAATATATGCAGGGCATAGCTAAAGAATATTTGCAAAATTCTCAGATTGACCGCACAGAAATTAAGAAGCTTTATACTTTTTTAAATGAAATTGACAGAAGAAGAAATACTGATTGGCAATCAACTTTTCCATGGTTATTAAAATACAAAGAATATGTGGTATAATAAAATTGTTGCGGATCTTGGACAAATTCCGGCCTTCATTGATTATTATGAAGGTGAACTTGTACAGGCAAAAAAAGAAACATTTATACGAGGTAATGTTGAAAAAGCCGCTGCGAATTTACCTGGAATTACAGAGCATAGATTTAATCAGCTACAAGAGATCGAAGCGGTACTTGAATATCTGAATATACAACTTCGTAAAATTAGACGAAAGCATTTTCAAAAGTATTTGGAAGCTTATGCCCGGGCTCTTACCAGTCGCGACGCAGAGAAATATACAGATGGTGAGGACGAAGTCATTGACTTTGAAACTATCATTAACGAAGTTGCTTTGCTTAGAAACAAATGGCTCGGAGTTATGAAAGGTTTGGAAAGTAAAAACTTTATGCTTGGTCATGTGGTAAGATTAAGAACAGCAGGTATGGAAGATATTGTTGTATAAT